GGCTGATCTCCAGAAGTCCATGTTCGTCTTGCGCTTGAGGCATCGGAATCTTCCGTAAAGCTCATCCCCAAAGAACTCACAGGTTCTGCAATCCATACTCCCCTTGCCCCCTTTTACTCTGTTTCACCTCTCATATCCGCACCGCAGTTAGGGCAGAAGTTAAATCGCTTCACAAGACTTTCATACGGCACTCTTGACCATTTCTCGCGTTTGCAAGCAGAACAGTCTATATATTCATCATCCAGTATCCACTCCCCCGTCTTCCGTTCTGGCTGTACGGATGGAATTTCCGGGCGTTCTTCGTGCGTTTCTTTTTCGTGTGCGTATCCAAGTGCCGTGACCATCCCAAGCAGTTCCATTTTGTACTTTGTCTCGATTTCCATTTCGGATACTTTTTTATTGCAGTACGATACAATTTCATCAAACTTCTGTTTCTGCATCGGTTCTCCTTTCTGCCAAATTGCAATATCCTTTCTCTGTAACTATTGGGAAACCCGGAGAATTGTTCCATGCAGAGCAATACCATCCCCCTTCATAGTGTTTGCACTCCTTGCACCTAATGATTTCGGGCTGTGCGGATGGCAAACGCTCAAGTCTGTCTCTAACCAATCTCACATATCCCTTGACTGCTTCAGCATTCGTTCGTCCTGTTATCTCTATTTCACCATCGAGCGCATCAATCGCCGCCTGTCTCTCAATCAGGTCTTTCATGTTTTCAGCTCCCTTCCGCACATGGGGCAGTACTTGATTTTTGCGCTTCCGTGCCATCCTTTTGCTTTTAAACTCAGCTCACACCCGTTCATGCCGAAACGGATAAACGCATGACAGTTTTTCTCAATCGGAGTAACATAGCCATCACTATCCTCGTGACAATAAATGCAACTCTTCATGTCACCGACACAAATGTCGGGAACATCAGATAGAGGGCAACCTTTGTATTGATCTTGCCATGTCCACTCTTCCTGACAGTCTTGTAGCTTGCAATCGTCATCACAAAGCAATGGACACCTGCCGTCCCGCCATGTACAGCTTTTCGGCTTTTCCATGCCTTTAATCAGTACACTCATCAGTTCTCCTCTCCGCTCTATGCTTCAAAAACTGCTCCCAACAAGCAACCCCAACAGGATTCGGGCAAGCGTCAATCACTTCGCATTTTTCGGGCAACCATTCGTCTATGCCGTTGTAGTTGCAAGCACAGGTATCATCAAAAAGTTCTGCAAGCATACAGGCAACCGTGTGGTTATTCCACTCTGGCTGTACGGAAGGCAAATTATTAATCCATGCGTCAAGCCGTTGTTTGTTGCTCTCTGTAGCCATGCGATACATAAGGTGCATATGCAGTTCATCAATCGCCGCCGCTCTGTCTATCAGATCACTCATCGGTTCTCCTTTATCACGGTGTGTTCGACCATGATTTCTTCGCGTTTAATCAGTCCACCATACCACAAAGGTATGCCGCATCCTGTGATAGTCCTGTCTGTCAACCTTGCAAGGCATGTCTGTATCATAGGGCAATCGGTCTTGTCTGGCTGTGTTGGTTTGCACTTAACAATCATAGGCTTTGTAACCTTTCAATTTTTCCCCTCCCACTCGTCACACTCGTCAGTGTAGTCCGTCTCGATTCCGTAGCACTCGCTCACGGGGTTTCCACACGCCCAGTCGTCCTGAACCTTCTCGTACCAGTGATAGCGGCAGGTGCCGCAGATCTGTCTGGTCTCATGATCGTGATACATCAGTGTATTTCTCCAATTTGCTCTTGAACCAGTTGATTGTTTCCTCGATTCCACTGCACGGTGATGCTCCGCCTTCTGTTCCGTATGAATACATCGTGCCGAGGAACAGATCATGGTTGTCATCCAAAATAAAGTTTCCGTAGTTCATGCTCAGAATCAGCTTTCCTTTTTTCCATCGCCACTGCTCAAACTTCTTGTCATACGCGAATGTAATGCCCAGGTTCTCCGCTACGATCCGCACTGCCTCCTCTTCGGGAATGTCGTTGATGTCAGGGAATCCCTGTCTGAGCGTTGGCATCCAGTCGAATATTGATAATTGCTCATACATCTCTCAGGCGCTCCTCTGCTCTTGCGATCTTCTGCGTCATGATTTCGTCAATCTCCGACAGGCTGATGCCGAGCATCCGTGTCAGCTTGCCAAGACAGACCTGAATATCTGCAATTTCCTCTTTGATAGATTCAAGCGCCTCCTCTTCCGTGACGGGTGTCGGGTTTCCGGGGACGATGTTCCGCTTCAGCTTCTCGCAAGCCATGATCAGCTCCGCGCACTCCTCGATCGTCTGGTCGAGCATCATGACAAGACTCATCTCACCACCTCCTCACTCAAACCTAATTTCCACCTCAACCCCGCACTCGTCTTTCAGGATCTTGCGGAAGTCGCCCCAGCTGACCATGTCGTCGCCCATGCAGGCGGTCTTGAGGTTGAACCGCTCCCGGAAGCGTTCCAGTTTCGCCTTGCCGAAGCCGAACTCGTCGTGCAAGACGAGCATCGCCATGCAGAGGGTGGTGTCAATCGTCCGGGCCTTGATCTTCCACGACCCCTCGTTGATAGTCTGTTGCGTGAGCGGCAGGCTGATGCCGTTCTCGTTCCGCCATTTCATCTCACGCTCGAAATCCTCGATGCCCTTCTCGCGGATCCGGCGCAGTGCGTAGTCCATTCCGTCGAGGCGCGCTATTGCCTCTTTGCTTGCCTTACTCATCCCGCTCCCTCCATAAGACTCTCAATCACATTAATCTCCCAATGAATCAATCAATGCTTCTTCTTCTGCGCTTAATTCCCAAACTTTAGCCGCCGCTTTCTTTGCCGCCGCTTTCTCTGCCGCCGCTTTTCGAGAAAGAAGATACCCAGAACCAAACAGTCCTTTTCCGGAACTCCGTTGGCTTTTAAGCTGTCTAATAAAATAGCAGTCCTTTTCCCTAACGCGAAAATCAATGCCGTATTTTGATAAATAGCCTACCATTGTTGAAGTGAGAACCTCTGCCGGATAGCGATATTTCGGCAGGTTTCTTTTTGCTTCCTCCCTGTTCTCTCTGTCTGCCTTATAAATAACTTCTCTCAATTTCGGCGCCGTTCTGATTTCATATTCATCCAAATTGGTGAGAAATGATGTGTTAACAGTCGCCCCGTTTTCATACAAGATATCGACATCGAGAACTATGTGCGTTATGTGTTTTATATGACTGCTAAAATTTGTCAAGTACGGAGCAAACAGAAAAAATTTAATTCCATTTTCCTGATAATCTCGACATATTTTCGACACGATAGAAAATGGCGGATTATCTACAACCGTACACCCTTCCGGATAATCAAACCGTTCGTAATCTCCACCCGGCCAGAACGGACGAACGACTTTTTTGCGGTCGATGCCATATTCCGCTACAACCCAATCCAAGACCGCAAGATAAACATTTTCTGGCGTATAGCAGTCGTCCGTTGTTTTCTTTGGCTTGAATTTATCGAGAAATGCTTTGTATTCTTCATTTACATCATCAAGTCTTAGCTGCTGATTATCTAACAGTGGTCACTCCTCCCTCCACTTGAAAAAATCACCCGCTCTGTACAGCGTTACATAGTCCCCATCCAGATCGTCCGTGTCGTAATACTGCCCGACATCCTCGTCCATCGCCTTGATCACGAGCATATAAAAGTCCTGCTCGTATTCCGTACAGACTTCCGCGATCTCGTCCAGCGACAGCTTCCCGCGCTTCTTCCTGATGCAGAGCGTCCACACACCGGCGGGGTCGTAGTCATTCCAGACCTCTATGTTCTTGCTCATGCGGATACCTTCCTGTTCTCCACGATGCTCCTGTCGATCGAGTAGGCCAGGTTGAGCACCATGTCATACATCCGCCGGTTGTCCTGATACCTTAGCCCGAGCGTGTTGATCGCCTTCACGAATTCCGCGACATCCTCGTCCGTGTATTCCGAGGCGATGAACCGATGGATGAACTCCGCCATGTCCAGTGCGAAGCAGGCAGTAGCGTCGCCGGATTTGATCAGATGCCATGCGGCGTTGAGCTCCTTGTATTTCAGGGCCATTTGTTCGCCTGTCATTTCTGTCATATTGATCTCCTTAAAATGGTATGAAATCGGGCAGTTCCGAGACGGGTCTCAATTCCTCTGTCTCCCACCCGGCCGACCAGCCGAAGCGGTTATTCATGCCGATCCGCTTCGACTTCTCCTCAAAAAACAGTTTCACCCCCTTTGTGTCGATCTTGCCCGTTCGCCGGTTCTTGGTGATCGTCAGCGTCCGGTTGTTGCTGTCGTGGTCATCCTTTGGCCTTGAATACCCGATTACCGCATCAGCGAGGTTTGTGATGTTTGCGCTTCCGGAAATGTCATCGTTGTCCACCTGCAGGTTTGTCTTCCGAGGATGCGCCACCATGATCACGCAGACATCGAAGTTCTTCGCGATCAGCTTCAGATTCTTCACGAATTCCGTCTGCTGGTTGTAAAAGTCCGTTTCGCGGTCATTGGTCATCGCCGTCATCAGATTGTCGACGAGGATCGCCCGGCATCCATACTGCGTGACCGCTTTCCGGATCGTGTCGAGAACCGCCTCCTGTTCGGTCTTGCCGTCCTGAATGATTTCCGAGGAGAACAGATAAGCCTTCCCTCGGATCCATTTCCGGATGCTCATCAGGCTGTTCTCGTCGACCGTGTAGATGTCGATCTCTCCATTCCGGCGGATGACGTTGACGTGTTCCGGCCCGGCGATCTGTCGATAAAGCCATTCGGCGAAATTTGTGTTGTCCAGCTCTCCGGAGTATGCAAACACCGGATACCCGGCCATGAGCGCCCGGACGAGGATCTGTGAAGCCAGCGTCGATTTTCCCTCTCCTCTCTTTCCGGTGATGATGTTGAGGTCGCCCATGTAAAAGCCTCCGAGGAGCTGATCCATCCGCCCGATGCCCGAAGAAAAATGTTCCTTCTCCGCCGTGCTCTTGAAACCAATTTCCGAGATGTCGATGATCCTCTCATCCGGGACCGGGACAGCTGCGTCGATCGCCTTCCTGACCGCCTCAGTTCCATGAGCGCGGAGCAGGTCGTTTGCATCCTTGCATCCCTCATAGAATTCCGGAGGGATGTATTTGATTCTCGCGAAGCCGTTGCACCGCTTTCGGATCTCATCCAGGAGTGACACCCGACCCTTTTCGTAATCTCCGAAGACGACGATCTCCTCAAAGTTCTGAAGCCAGTCCCAGCAGTTCGGAACCCATGTGAACCCGTTCGCCCCTGTCGGAACACTGACGGCGTTCGGGATCCCGGCCTCGGCGACTGCGAGCGCGTCCATTTGCCCCTCGGTGAGAACGAGCCGTTTGATCTCCGGATCACACTGGAACATTCCGAAGAGGATCTGTTTGCAGTCCTTCTCGCTGTACTCTTTGCCGTACTTCTCGATCAGCTCCGGATCGGTGCGGCGATACTTGAAGAGCACATACTCACCTTCCGGATCGATAAACGGGATGACGATCTCCGTCTTACCATCGTGCTCCCGGGATGTGATCTGATACTTCCGGGCGACCGCTTCCGAGATTCCTCTTTCCGAGAGGTAGGCCAGCGCCGCATCCTTTGGTTCGATCGGCTCGTCTCGCTTCCTGAATCTCCGGAAATACTTCCTCTCGATTCCGTAGTAGGTGTTCGCTCCGCTGTTGCTCAGCTTGAAATTGAAATCCTTCGCGAGCGTGATCATGTTCCCGTTCGCTCCACATGATGCGCGGAAGCAGTGGAACTGACCCGTCCGCAGGTTGATGCTGAATTTGTTCTTGTCATTCCTGGCGTCGGCCTTGCAGTAGGGACAGATCCGAAATTGTAACTCATCGCCCCGGCTCTTTACGTCGGCGTGAATCCACCGGGCGAACTGGCGGGCGTCTTCCGGGTCAAACTGGTAGTAATCATTCATAACTCCCTCCAGCTGATCCAGCCGCCGTCATCGCCATTGATGTCCTGCCCCGAAGGGGCGGTTTCTTTTTTTATTCTTTCTTTAATAGTTTCTTTTTTATTTACCGTGTGCGCTGTACGACGCACACCTGTGTGCGCTGTTTGATCCCCTCCCTGTGCGCTGTATAGCGCACACCTACTGTGCGCTGTCTGATCCCCTGTGCGCTGTACGACCCCCTGTGCGTCATTTAGCGCACACCTCTCCCAGTTTTCCGGGTCTGTGATGTAGACCGTCCGGGCTCGTCCATGCGTCGCTTCGTCCTCCACCTCCAGCACCCCGAGCTTGACCAGATCGGAGATTGCACCACGCACATTCCGCTTGTGGCGACCTGTCGCGCTGCTTACCTTTGTGAGGCCGACGCCACAGGAATTTGCTCTGTACCCATACGACGCTCGGAACACATAGAGGATGACCGCCATCTGTACCGGCGTAAAATGGTAAGCCATGACCGCCTCGAGGATCCTGTTCGGGACCATGGTGAATTGTTCGTCGCTCATCCGTATTCCCCCTTCTCCAGCCGCTCCTTCAGATCCCGGTATAAGATCTCCCGGATCAGCTTTCCGGATGACTCAGCCTTACAGAAGTAGAGGCCGATGTCGTACCGGATCGCCCACGCGATCAGTGACGCCTTGAAGGCGTTTGGATGCAGGCGTGAGCGGTATTTTCCGTTGAGCAGGTTTTCCCAGGTCGCGTTTTCGCAGATCAGGAAGATCCTCGCGTTGTGATCCCGCGCCCGCTGGAACTCATCCTCGAACCGCCGTCTTCCGGATCCGAGACAGACAGCCAGCTCGTCGAGACTCATTTTGCGCTCGATCGCGCAGACCGGTGAGACTGTCTCGGAAGTGTCGCAGATCTTCCGCCCGTCCGGGAGCGTCGCGTTATATGTGTAATCGCAGTAATTCAGCGTCGCCCTCATATACGGGAGCCCGAAAGACTCGTATCGCTTCCGGGCCCTCTCGGTGTTCTGCTCCCGCGTGTCGACGAGGATCTGCATCGAACCGAGAACCTGTTTTTGCTCGAAAATATCCATCAGAACGGGAGGTCTTCCGGAGATCCGTCCGGAATCGTCATGAAGCCGTCGGCGTCGGGTCTCTGGGTTGGAGATGCGGCAGAGGGTGTTTCAAGCAGCTTGTCCTTCGGAATTCTGGCTGTGCCCCTCCTGACTGTTTCCGGATCACAGAGCTGTGCCAGATTCGTGGCCTGCCCGATGGAGCCGTCCCTCTTCTGATACTCCCGGATGTTGAACAGGCCGCCGATTGTTTTGCCCTTGAACTTCTGCTCGTCCCAGTCGAAGTGATAGCCGGGATTCGCGGTCTCGAGCGCCTCGATCACGGTCTTGAAGCGCCGGGCCGTCCATCCGTCCTGCTCAGTTCCGTCATCATTTGGAACATTGAGGAGATAGTTGCAGTGCCATTTCTTATCCTCGCTCTGCTGAGAGCGGTAGTCGTTGGCGTAAAAGTCCTTATATTCTCCCTCGGCGATGTCGCAGGAAATGCGGATGTACTGTCCGATTGAGTTTTCGCAGACTTCCGCGCCCATGATCTTAAGGATGTAAGCGCCCTTCGGAAGCTGCTGGTAGTCGGAATATGCCTTTGTCGTTGCGTAACTGTTGAAGCGTTTGATTGCCATGTTTTCCTCCTTAAAATTCTTTCAGCGCCTTCAGCACCGCCGCCATGTCGTTGGGGATCTCCTTGTCCGGAAATGCTCCCATCGGAGATTTGGCCGTGCTGAAGTTGCTCTGCGTTTCAAACACATAGTTTCCGTCCACGCACTTAGCCAGCAGGACGGTGCTGAACTTTGATTCCAGCGTGATCTTGTCGAGCTTCCGGCCGCTGGTCTTGATCCTGGTCTGTGTGAATCCCGAGTCATCGTGATCCGTCTGGGAGTGGGCGACGAATACCACATCCAGATCCTCCCGGACGGTCAGAGCGTAATCGACCAGCTCGTAGATCGACTGCGCGAGGTCCTGCCATTTGTCGTATCCCTTCTCGCGTGACCGCCGCATCTCATCGGCGACCATCAGGCCGTTGATCGTGTCGATCACGACTGTCTTGATGTGCCGGAAATTCTCATCCTTGTCCATCTTGGCCAGCAGGCCGGCTGCCTGTGTCGGGAAATCGGTCTTCCAGTAATTCTTGTTGTCGGCGGAATACTGCGATCGCCACCCCTTCCAGCTGAGGCCCTTCTTGTCGCAGTCGATATAAAACGTTGTCTTCGGATCCAGCGTCCGCATGGCGGTTGTTTTCCCGGACCCGCTTTCGCCCATCACGCATACCACACTCATGGCATCCCCTCCTCTTCCTCCCACCAGTCGGGTGTATCCTTGTAGTGATCCCCGAGGTAGTCCCGCACCCACCATTCAAGGCGCGGGTCGATCTTGTTCATTTCCCTGTCCACACACTCCTCACAGATGCACGCCCCGTCCTCGAAGACATAGCATTTTTCCCCGAGGATTTCAGCGTTACAGATTTCGCACACCGCCCTGCGGTGGATCGCCGGCATCATTCCAGATCCCCCGCGATGATCCTGATGAGATCATCATCGACGAAGCGATACTTGAGATAGGTATGCAGGAGCTCCAGCTTTGTTTTGTACCGCTCGAGCTCCTTGACGGTATCAAGGTGGTCTTCCACAAGAGCCACAAACGTGGTATACTCAGGTTGTGGATAAATGGGCTTCCACCCGTTTGTTCCGGACATTGCCATTCTTTTCTACCTCCTGTCTTTTCCTGATCCTCTGCACTGTTGCCGGCGACACATTCAGCTGGGCGGCCGTCTTAGCGATGCTGATCCCCTGCTTGGTCATCTCCCGGACCTTCGCCTCGATCTCGTCCGTGACCTTGATCCTCGGCTTCCTCGGGCGCTTCTCGATCTTGCCGTTAATCGGGTTGGCGGTCATCTTCTTCCGCTTCCGCTCCTCCTCGGCGATGCGTCGGCAGATCGCGAAGCTCTCGGGGCTGTTCACCGGTATCGGAAATTTCTTTTTCTTTGGCGTCTCAATCACCTCCTTCGGTGGCTCTTCCTTCGCTGGCGCAGGTTCTGTGTCATCTGCGGCCTCTTCCTTTGTTTCCTCCTTCCGTTCTTCTTCAACTGTTTCGGGTTCATTCACGTAGATGGTTGCGTTCAGGATGATAATTTTCACTTCCTTCTCTCCTCCTTTAAGTCCTCAATTTCATCGTCAGCACAATGTGCGGATACCCAACAGCGGAATTGTCCGCATTTGAGCCGGGTTCCAGGCCATGATGAGAAATCCTCATTCATGGGGCAGTCCTTGCAGTTAAGGACATTAGCGGGGTTGTAGAGAAAACCCCTTACCTGTTCATCCGTCATAGAATCACCTCCTTTAAGACTGAGACTGCGATGGCACTCAGCGCGACCTCGCCGCCCAGCAGAATCCACCCGGCAGGCCATGGCGGCACGATACCCGTTTCCACGAGCGGAAACAGGATGATCAGCATGATGGCCAGCACGATCGCCACGACAAGCCGCCTCATCTGGCAAGCACCCCGATGGCCGCGACAACGAGGCCTGACGCCATCGTCGCGATCCCGGAGGCCAGTGACCCGATCTCTGCCGTACCTGCCCCGCCGAGAACCAGCAGGAACCCGGCGAGGATCATCCCGGATTTGATGTGCTGCCTGATCCGGAAGGCTTTGACAAGCTCCTCCTTGTGCCTCCGGATCGACTCACGGCGGTTGCGCTCCGACTCCACCGCGAACCACCGGATCACCGAGATCCCATCACCATGCGGCATCATGCCCTTCACTTCTTCGGAGCGTGCGAGCTCCATAATCCTCTCTTCGTCCATCTTTCCCCCTTATTAACTCCACGATTTCGTCCGCACTCATCCCCGTTGTGCGGGCGTATAACCTTAGCTCCCAGATCTTCATCTCGTCCGGGTCTGCCAGCTTCCGGAACAGCTTCCGGGTTGTCCATCCAAGGATCCTTGCCAACTCGTCAGACCGGCGCTTGTAACCGGCACGCTTGGCGGAATCCCGGAGTATGTCAGCCTGCATAGTTAAGCCCTCCTTAACGGTTAAACCGTTTCTTTAGGGCACAAAAAATTGATGTCGTTGTATGTCAAACCATACAGCGATTCAATCTTTTGTATCATCGGAATCGTCGGAAATGTTTCACCCGCTTCGTACTTGCTGAGCGTATCCGGCGAAATCCCGAGCCGTTCAGCGGCTTCTTTCTGCGTCAGGTTTGCGTTAATCCGTGCGGCTTTTAATGTGATCGCCATGTTCCACCTCCTTCCTCGAATCCTTGCACCTTTATCATAGTAAACGGTTAAACCGTTTTTGTCAACGGAAAAACCGTTTTTTTATTGAACAATTTCGGTCATAGCCGTATATTAAGGGCGGGGAGAGGAATGGAGTGCAGGCATGAAGGCGAACAAACAGATCATGGGAGAGAACATACAGAGGTATCTCGACGAAAAGGGGATGACAAGAAAAGAACTTGCCGAGGCGCTCGGGTTCCCGTACTCATCCGTCACCGACTGGATCAACGGGAAAACGTACCCACGAATTGATAAGATTGAGATGATGGCGAACTTCTTCGGAATCCAGAAGAGCGACCTTGTGGAGCAGAAAGCCGAGGAAATCAGTCAGGAGGATCGGAAGCTCCTCGCGTCTTTCCATGCGCTGAACGACACAGGACGTCGGAAGGCGGCGGAGTACATCGCCGATCTGCTCGACAATCCTCGCTATACGGAAGAAAGATCATTTTCGTCGGAGGTTGGCTGACATGAAGATCACCAAAACACCCTCGGGAAAGTACACCTGTTGCGTCGTCCTTCCAGGAGCCGACGGCAAGCGCCATAAAAAGCGGTTCACATACCGCACCAAGGACGAGTGCAGGCGCGAGGCCAACGACTACCTGAACGCGCACCGCCTCTATACGGAGTCTATGCTCTTCCGGGATGCCGCCGAGCGCTTCGTGGCGTCCCGTGAGGCGGTTTTATCCCCTTCGACGATAAGAGCGTACCGTGTACAGATAAACGTGCTCCTGACGCAGTACGAAGCCTTCTCGAGGACATCGTGCGACAGGATCACCTCCGGACAGCTTCAGGAGCTGGTCAACGACATGACGCAGAAGGGACGGACGCCAAAAACGGTTAAGAACTACGTGGCGATGATCTCCGCGATCCTGAACCGGGAGAAGATCCGCCTGCCGGACGTCACGCTTCCGAAGCTGGTCCGGACGGAATTCCCCTGCCCGACCCCGGAAGATATGAGGGAGATCCTCCGTCTCACGGAAGGGACTCCGCTGGAGATCCCTGTGCGCCTCGGGATCCTCTCATGCCGGGCCTCGGAGATCAGCGCGCTCACGGCCGAGGATGTATCAGGCCTGACCGTCCACGTCCACCGCGCGATGGTCTATAACTCCGACAATGTGTATATCATCAAGGAGACGCCCAAAACCGACCGCTCAAATCGCTTCATCACCGTTCCGGAATCCCTCGCGAGGAAGTTTCCGGAAGACGGCCCACTGACAAGCCTCACCCCACGGCAGATCTATGAGCGGTACGACAAGCTGCTGGCGAAGAACGCCCTGCCGCCGTACCGGTTCCACGACTGCCGCCACTTCTTCGCGTCCTACTGTCACGACATCGGGATTCCCGACGCGGACATCCTCGTGACAGGCGGGTGGTCGACCGATCACGTCATGAAATCCATCTACAGGCACGCCCTGTCTCGGAACACTGCCACAGCCGCCATGCAGGCGTTTATTTCTGAGTAACCATTTGAATTTGAGGCACAAAAAGTGGCACAAAAGTGTGCCGCATGGTGTCTTAAACGCGACAAATCTGTCTCAAACGAGCAAATAAAAAACCCGGGAACCCTTGAAAACACTGCATTTTCTTGGATTCCCGGATTTTCTTGAAAAGTGCCGGCGATGGGACTCGAACCCACCGTATCAATGTTAATTTTCCGCATGGTTGAGGCATTTTCCGAAGTGTGTGGCACAGAAAACGGCACACTAATCCAGATACAGCCCTTTGCCCCAGGTCGTCTTGCCGACGATCCCGTCCGCTGTGAGCCCCATTTTCCGTTGGAAGGCGATCGTGTACGCCTGCGTCGTCGGTCCGAAGTCCCCGTCCGCGTCGATGCCGAGGATCGTCTGCCATACCTCTACGGCCTGCCCGGAATCCCCTCTCTGGATCTCCGGAACATGGGCGACGACCTTGATCCGCTCGTCCGGCTGAGGATCCGCGCCGTGGTTCTTAGCCCATGTGAGGGCCGTGTCCGTGCACCCGAACGGGTCGCACCCGGAAGCCGGGAAACAGTAAAATAGGTAAGATGACCCATAGCGGTTATGGATCACCGTCTTGCCCGAGATGTAGTCGTCCTTGTCGTACACGTCCCCCGTGCTGATGCTCTTGATGTCGCTAAGGCAGTCATGCTCATCGCAAGGGTACGCCTCCGGAAAGAACCGCTTGCCCCGGACAAGGACGTCCCTCACCGCCTCGATCTGGGCGGACGAGGCCGTTCCGTTGTCCATGAAGTAGGCAGCTCGGGAGAACCATTTTCCATTCCGTACCCAGCTGTAGAGGCCACTCGCGGTCAGGCCGTACTTCTTCGTCCGCGCCGGGTCGGTCTCCAGCTGGTTGGCCATGAGGGACGCCTCAGCACGCACACCGTTAAGATTGCCCTGCTCCTGGTTGCACAGCCGGGCGATCTTGAGGATCATACTGTCGGTCAGGTCGGTGTACTTATGCCACGTCATCACTCCACCTCGGGCAGGCCGCCGAGAGATGTCAGCAGGGACAGGATCCCGGCAAGGACGGATGCGCTCACTACCATCTTCCAGTCCACCGAGGACATCACAGCCGCCGTCCCGATTGTAGCCGCCGCTGTCTGCCCGACAGTACGTAACGCCCGAATCAGCGCGGCCACGAACCACCTCTTCGTGAATATCTTCTTGTCGTTCATGCTTATACCTCCGTCCAAAGTGTCGGAACCGCTTCAGACGGCTCCCAGACATTGTTGTCAACAATAGACTGCCAGTGCTTGCTGTTATGGCTCACCTTGTCCCCCGCCATGTAAGCGTCCTGCGCCCCTGTAGGCTGTACCCACTCGGGCCATTCCTCGATGCTCACCCTCGTCCAGAGTGCCGGCGTCAGGTCGGGAGACCACCCGTCCTGTGATGTATGCGCCTGCACGCATCTGTAGAGCAGGCCCTCATGGGCGATGCGCTCGTCCACGGTGTATGCCGTGTCGGTGCGCCATTCCGGGTAGATGTCCACTGCCTCGAGTGCCGTCTCGTCCGTGGCGGCATCACGCATTTTAATCAGGGCGTTGATGATGGCAGTTAATTTTTCCCTTGTCATAAAATCTCCTCCAGTGCTTCTGCGATCTCGTCTGGAGATGCGTCATAATAATACGGATCAGCTTCTTCTCGCCACTCGATCACAATCTCGTCCTCTGTCTGCGTGTACACAGGGACAAGATAATAACCCTCTTCAGGTTCCGGCTGTGGCTCTTCTCGCACAGGCAGATACCCCTCGGCAAGAAGCGTTTCGGGCAGAGGATTGTATATCACTGTATCGTCCTGTGTGATCTTTTTCGGGCTGTACTTTAACCGCCCATCAATCAGTTTTGCGTATCTCATATTTACCTCAATCAATCGGTATTTGTATCACTACCCAATCGCCGATAGTCATAAATACATCGCTATAAGCCGATGCTGTTATCGTACCGTTTGCGACAGTGATTTTCGTTGTTCGGTTCACATATATTTCTGGACTGGCATTTTTGTTTGTGACACCGTGCATGACCTTTGTTCCATCGTAAAAGAAACTTAACCAGTTTGAATAATTTTCGGGTGCTTCGTCCTCGGTGTAGGCACAAAAAATAAACTTCTCGTACTGCTGATTAACAATGATTTTCTGATTGGTCCTCTCGACGGTAAATGTTTCTTTGTACACATCCTCCCTCCCTTGTTCTAATGCCATCATAACCCGCCTGCGTATCATCTCCTCGCTCATAACACGCTCCAACTCTGGGCAACGCCGTACCCGTTATAAACATTGATCTCATACACCTTGTCCGCTTCCACCGTAAAGCCGTCAGGCATCGTGATGCCCGTCATTGTCAGCGTGGTAGGCGTACTGCCGGAAGTAAAGCGGAAAGCATACATACCAGAGGCGGGACAAGTGATTGTGAGAGCAGACATCTCAGGCCACACATAAAAGGTATCTGCGGCAAGTGTCTGGGAAGTGTCTGCGCTCGTTTTGCTGACTACCGTGGTAACATTTGCCTTTCCGCTGATGTCCTGATGGCTCGTGAGGAATCCGCTGTCGTTGGTCAGGTCGCTCGTCTTGGTCGGGATGGTCGGCGTGCCGCTGATCTCGCTGTAGCTGTAGGACGGCTTCTGCGCCGCCTTTGCCCATGAGGGGACGGTCGGGTCTGTTTCGGTCTGGATCGCCGTATCTGCGAGGTCGAGCGAGTCCTGTACGCCGGAAGCAAGGTCGCTCTTCGGGATGCCGGAGGAGGGCTTGGAGTATGTGCCGGTGTTCTTCGTAAAGCCCCACCCGGCGACCGTGGTCTCGTCAGGGATCGCTGTGTCATCCGGGAGCGCCCCGACATCCTCCGCATCGAGGACGACCACGCCCGTCTGTCCATTTACGGAATCTACAGCTCCGCCTCCGCCGCCTGACGGGATGTTGACGGAGACGGGTGTCGAGCCGTCATACTCCGCCGAAACGGAGCCGGTGAAGGTGAGCTTGTTCGGGTTGGGCAGTTTTGTCGTGCTGTCCGGGAGCGCTCCGACTTCCGCAGCGGTATAGGCCGGCTTGGTCGGCGCCTTCGCCCACGCCGGCACTGTCGGATCTGTTTCTGAGGTCAGATAGCCGCGCCCCTGAACCCATGCCTCTGTGGCGTAGCCGTCGAGGCTCGGGATGGGCGTGTCGTCAGGCAGGGCGCCCACATCGGCGGCATCCAGCACGACATCGCCGGTCTTGCTGTTGACCGACTGGACAGGTGCTTCCGGCGGATGATCCTCGAGGTACTGCAAGACGATCGCCCCGATGCCTTCCTCGGAAGTCCTCTCTTCGATCAGCTCCTGAAGCTGGGCGTAGATGTCGATGGACGGATCCGAGGTAGCGGTCGGATCCTCGACATAGCCAGTATCCTCGATGTAAACGGACGCCTTCGTCGCCGTGATCCTGTCGCCGGAATATGCCGAGACAAAGAAGTAGCCCGGCGATGTCAGGACCTCCCACGGAACGCCGCACTCGTCAGCCTCGTCGAGGATGACCTCATAGCTCCGCCCGCACTGGGTGGTGAAGATGGCGATCTTGTCGGCGTCATCGTCCCAGTCTTCCGAAAACGTGAAGCCCGCCCGGAGATAGTTCTGGGACAGCGCCGCCGGGCGGAAGTGATCCGTCCGCTTGATGATCTGGTTGGTGATCGCAAATGTCAGCTGTGCGCTCATGCTTTGTCCTCCAGTGCCTGAAGTCTGTGCTCTACCCGGTTCAGCTCCGCCTCATGCAGGGCCGAATCCTGTTCGAGCTTGTATGTCCGCTCGATCAGCCCGTTGTGCTTCCGTACCTCGACCGTCAGCTCGTTGAGGCGGTATTCCATCAGGGCCAGCGTCTTCTGGCTCTGTGCGTGGTTGGTGATCAGACAAATGATAAGTGTAACCCCTGCCGTAATGCAGGACGCGATGACCGTCTCCATGTTTATGCCCTCCTTATGATGCTGTGATGTATGTCACGGATCCACGCGGTGTTATATTGACGCTTGCGTCCTCTCCGAGTAAGAGCTCGCCGTCGGTGTTGATCCTGAGTCGGATGTTGGTCGCGAGCGTTGTGCGGAAGTCGACAACCGCAGCAGGCTTGTATGCGTCCTTGAGAAGCGCGATCCGCGTCCCATTTGTCGTACCCGCCTGGATCGTGGCCAGGGACGTCAGCGACAGCATGGCGAGCTTGCCGACCTTTGCGCCGCTTAGTCCGGAGGTCGTGCTGACGGACGGATTAGAAACCGCCTGTGTCTCGTCGATATGAGCCTGAAGTGTCGCGCCCTGCCTCGCGTCGAGGACATACCCGGATGTCTGAGTCGTGAGGTTATTCTTGATGTTGGCCGTCTTCACACAGGCGTCGATCAGGGTCTTGATGGCCGGTCCCTGTCTCGCGTCGAGCGCATGGCTTTCCGACGTCGTGGTCAGGTTGTTAGACAAATAGTCGAGCCTCACGCGATTCTGGACGGCGGCATAGATCGCGTCCATCGCGGCCTTGACCGACTTGTTGCCGTTGTACATATACAGCTCGGAGTACGTGTTTAAGATCGCCTCGGCAAGCGCCTGATAGTTGATCTTGTAGTTCGCTGTCCCTGTGTCGATAGCGAAAACGTCGTCATTTGCCGACGGCGCTCCGACTGACGGCAATTCATGTATCTGCATTTAATCTCCTTTCCAGCGCGGCGAGGCGCTCCTCAAGGCGGTCGATCTGCCGCTGCTGATCTTTCACTTTTTTGTACGCAAGCATCAGGATGTCGAAATAGTTGACATTGAGATAATTTTCTTCGGACCCTTCCTCGCCGATAATCCCGCTGTCGATGATCCCGGCGTCCTCAAGCGCTTTCTTTGTCGCCTGTGCGGAAACACCGATGTGCGTCTCGCCGGGGCCGTCCTTCCACTCGAAGATCTTCGGCTCGATCAGGTCAAACAGGGTGTTGTAAGATTCGTCCCAGTCGCGGAAGTTTTTCAGGCGCTCGTCTGAGGATCGGTTGAATTCTCTCCCGAGGACAGCGCCCTCGCATCGCAGGGAACCGCCGTTTTCAGCCTGTATCCCGATGCTGACGAGGTAGTTTGCCGAGTATGTCGCGGTCCTTGTCGTTGTGCGGAAAATATGGTGTTCGGGCGCAATAAACGATAATATACGATGCCCGTAATCATTGTACGGATTTGCAGGCACGATGCGCGGCACTTGAGTGGAATATTCAGAGTGATCTTTTCCCCTCCAGATAAGCGGACCGAATACAACGCCGCAAGCTCCGCCGTTTACTCCGAGCATGATCCCGCCACCCGCGTTTATGTGTTTGGCTACTCCAAGACGTCCACTTATGTATACCGCACAGTTAATACCATTGACTTCGTAAACATCATTAAAACACTCGATACCGCCCCTTATAAGCTCGTCATCTCCGATATTACGAAGAGCTATACCGTCACAGTTCTGGTTTTTGATCACGACCATGTTCGGGCTGTATGATTCCGTCGTGAAATCTTCTTCGCCGAATGAAGCCTCATCCTCGACGTATCTCCGGACATTCGCCCGTGAGGCGGGGCCAATGAAGTACGTGCGCGCGGTTCCTTCGTCCGTGCGCCTGATCTGTCCGTTAATGATACCGCCTTTTAGCTGCATCTGCGACTCGTAAGTGTCCGTACCATAATCCACGATGCCAGAATTACTGAATTCCCCGTCTTCAAGGTCCCAGTACGTCAGCCCGTCTTCCGCGTTAGACTCGATCCGCCCGCTTCGGATGCGGTCTCCGGAGAGAGTCCCTGTCTTGATGCAGTCCGCCCGGAATTCCCCTTTCAGCGTCCAAAACGTGTCAAACGGCCCATCATACCCGTTTGACGAGAACCCGATCCCGCCCTGGTTGATCCTCAGGACATGGGTCGCGGTCTCTTTCGTTTCTGTGTCCATGATCAGGATCTCGTTCGGCTTGCCCGTGACCTCGTCTTTTCCGATCACGACATGGCCGCCGAGCGCTCCGCTGATAAGGTTGGTCGCGTTGGCGATATACTCGTTGACCTGTTCCCGCGTCGGAACCCTTGCGATGACCGCCGTCGAGGCAACCTCCGCGATGTTGTCGGCGAGGCTTGTCTTCGCATCGCCAAGCTCCATAGAGATGTACTTGTCGAGGAGCGAGTCATACGTCACGCCGACGACCTTCAGGCGGATGTCGGAGTCCTCGCTGATGACGTGGACAGTATCGCAGAGTCCTACATTTTCCAAAGATGCGAAACGCTCATATTCGCCCGTCTGCCAGAGCTGTACAAAGTCGAGCTCGACATTCCGGGACGCCCTTGTGCGCTTATTCTGGTTGAGATACGACCGCGCTTTGCTTCGGATCTGCGCGAGCGTCGGGCGCTCCTCGAAGTCCATCGACAGGTCGAGCGGTTCCGGTTCGAGCCGGATAAAGTTAAAGTCGATGTCGGTCTCATTCTCGTCGGTGATGTGGTTGTCATATTCATCCGTCCAGACGTCGGAAATGGTCGAGGCTTCTTTGGCGAACACCGCCAATTCTGGGAGGATGACCACCTCCTGACCATCGACCGACCGCCAAAACGGGATGACCGCGTTGCATTTCCCGCTCGCGTCCATCTCGTCCGTGATGTCGGTCAGGTTCTTGCCGTAGCGGATGGTGACGTCCCTCGTCCTCCCGCGATTCGCCCACAGTTTGACCGTGAAGTTGTCCCACTCGTATTCCCCGCCGCCAAAAGTATCGAGAATAGATCCCTCCATCCCGCCGAGGACCTCTTTGCACCGCGCGGGGGCCTTCAAGATGAAGCTGGCTTCCGTGGTCTTGTCTGTCCAGAATGAAAAAGGATTGTCGTTGATGGAGTGGTTCGGCATGGCCTCGAGCGCATCGAAACAGTTTTCCGCCGTGTACGGCTCCAGAACGATGTTTGCAAGCCGATATGAAAGATGGTGCGCGTTGAAGGTCACGAGGCCGTCGATCGGAACCGTCTTTTTATAGATGACAAACGGCTGAGGGATCCTTGTGTCGTCGTGGGTTACATAGATGATCCGGTCAAGCGTGATCCTCTCATAATTGCGCCCGTTGACCGGATAGACGAACTCGCACTCATAAGTCCCGTTTCGCTGTTCAGAAACTTCGCACGAGACGCAGTCTATCAGCCGTCCGAGGCCGTTTGTGGAAAAGTTAGACGCCGCCGCGTCGAAAAGAATTGGAATCATACTCTGTACCACCTCGGGGTAATGCGGATCTTTGTGATTCCGGTTCCCAGCGTGATCGCCGTATCCCCGGGCGGAAGCACCGGGAAATCATTCGTGCTCATACTGACATACTGGTTTCTGGACATCGACCCCTTGTAACAGTCCATAATCTCGCAGTCGATATAGGTATACTCCGCAGCGTTCGAGATCGTGATTTCCGTGGATCCGATGGAAAACGTGCCGGTTCCCCAGACACACATATACGGTTTGGCGTCAAATTCCGTGGGGTTGGTGATTGTCCCGGAAGACTCGAAGACCACGTACTCCTCGCCGCTCGTCAGGTATCTCTGGGGCTTGCAGTCGAAAGTCAGTTCGAATGACCCCGCGTCGAGGATCGCCGTCGGCTCGACATCAAGCGGGCCCCTGAAACAGGCCATGCGAAACTCGTCCGGGTGGTAGCTGTCCGTGAGTCTCCTGTACCCGACCCGGCTGAGGAGCAGGGAGCGGAGCGCGGCGATGTTGTTCTTATAGTCCGCATAAATGAACGCCGGGTAAGTCAGCTCGATGTTCTCCATGCGCTTCTCGCGCCCGTACAGCGTCCCATCCCTGCCCGGAATGATGATCTCCTCATATGCCCTGGAGGGGGCGTTGAATACCCCCGATCCCGAAATGTACACTCCGAGATCCCGGAGATCTTCGCCGTCGAAAACCAAATAACCTCTGCTCATGTATAGCTCATCTCCTTCTGCTTCTGGAGCGCGTTGAGTCGGTCCTGAATCTTATCAGCCAGAGCGTTAACATTCATGCCTTCCGGCGCATAGATGTTGATGACTGTGTTCATATCGCCGGATGCCCCAACGAGTTCTTTCAGCCTCTTGAGACCGAGAACGACCTCGCTCCCATTCCCATCTCCGAATCCCTTGGCCCCTGTCGGCGTCTGCAAGACCGTCGGCTTGCTAAAGAGGACAGCATCCTTATACGCCTGCTTGTACCATGACACGGAAATGCGCGGCAGGGATACGGACAGCTTGCCGATCCCGTGGCGCACCCATGAAACACTGAAGTGCGGCATCTTGATGTGCGGGAGGCTGATCCGAATGTTACTGAACGCGTTGCGAATGTTGGAGACGAAATTCTTAACGTTCTGCCACGCGTTGGACAGCGGCGACGTGATCTTGCTTCCGAGGTTGCTGAAGGCGTTGGCGATGGAGTTCTTGACGTTGTTCAGCGCGGGGCTGATCGACGATCCCATCGACTTGACGATGTTGACCGTCGAAGTCTTAATATTGTTCCAGGCATTTGTCGCAGTCGTGCGGATGTTGCCCCACGTAGTTCCGAGACCGGCCTTCAAGGTGTTGAACCCGTTCGTGGCGGCCGTCTTGATTTTCGTGA